AGCCCGTGAGCAGTTGGAGAGTGTTGTCCGTATACAGAAGTTCTTACGTGGTTGTGCCAATGCAATAGGAAACGAGATAATCAGATGGTCTACACCGAGTGGATTTAAAATTGTGCAAGGACTGACGAAACGAAAGAAGTCAAAGGTACGCACGATCATTGGTAACATTATCACATGGATAGACTTTAATTTAGAAACAGATGATATTGATCCGAGACAACAACGGACATCCATCACTGCTAACTTTATACACGGCATAGATGCAGCTGTTGTTCACCGATTAGCGTACGCAATGCCGTACGACATGGGGTTTGTTCACGACTGTTTTATCTGCCACGCATCCAATGCAAGAAAAGTACACCAAGATGTACGAAAAACATACAAGACTTTCTTTTCAATTGACTTACTAGCCGAGTTCAGATGTGAGTTATTGAATCAATACCCGACAGCAAAGTTGCCTGACCTGCCTGAACTTGGAACGCTTGACGTTTCGCAAATAGATCGAGCAATGTACCTGCTGTCTTAATAATACATAAAAACACTAAGAGAAATATGAGTATACAAAGTAGAAAGAAACACCCAGTAATAAAAGTAAAAGGCACAGCTAAATACTGTCACTTGAATGAACCGAACAAGAGGTTTGAACCTGAGTTTGGATCGTACAGTTGTGATTTGATTGTTAGCAAAGAGGAAGCTGAGATGTTACAGAACACGATACGTCCGTTGTACGAAGAGGAGCTAAAGCAAGTACAGGAACAACACGCTGGCAAGAAGATCGAGCAGAAAGGATTACCTATCACTGAGACAGATGAGGGTACGCTTGTTAAGTCTAAGTTGAAAGCCGGAGGCAGACGCAAAGACGGAAGCGTGTACAGTCTATCCATTGCGTTGTTCGATAGCCAAGGCAAACCGTTACCAGAAGATGTTAAAGTATGGGGTGGTAGTAAAGTAAACATGGCTATTCGTCCGAGGTTTTGGTACACAGCGATGGCAGGGTTTGGTGTGTCGTTTGATCTGCAAGCTGTTCAAGTAATAGAGTTACAGAACGGTGGAGTCAGTGCGATGGCAGCTGATGCATTCGGATTCACAAGTGAAGAAGGATTCGTAGCTAACGGAGGAGAAACCCTAGACCAAGTATTCGATGCGGAAGAAACGAGCGAGACAGAAGTCACAGCGAACTTCTAATAACCGTTATCGTTCAGGTTTCGAATCTAAATTAGCTAACCAATTACAGCGTAGTGGTGTCGACTTCGAATACGAGACACTTAAGATAGAGTACCGTAAAGTATCAACCTACACACCAGACTTTATCTTGCCTAATGGTATTATCATCGAGGCAAAAGGAGTTTGGACGGTCGAGGACAGGACTAAACATCTGTTAGTACGTGAGCAACATCCACACCTAGATATACGAATGGTGTTTATGAACGCTGCGAACAAGATACGGAAGGGAAGCGACACCACTTACGCTCGTTGGTGCGAAAAGAAAGGGATAACATATGCAGATAAAATCATACCAAAGTCATGGCTTTCACACAAACACATCAACCCTGTGACAAGTGTGGGTCAAGTGACGGAGCAGCAGTCAACGATGACGGAAGCACCTATTGTTTCGTGTGTCAAAATTATAGTGGACAAGGAGGAGGAGTGAGCAAACCAACACCGAGAGAGTTTCTTACTGGCGAACCTAAAGCTATACCAAGACGCAACCTGACAGAAGATACGTGTCGTAAGTGGGGATACTGGGTCGGACAGATAGGAGGAGAGGCTGTACAGATAGCTAACTATAAGACACGAGACGGTAAGCCTGTGGCTCAGAAGGTCAGGTACGCTAACAAATCGTTTAGTGTTCGTGGTGAGTTAGTTGGTCTGTACGGTCAGCACCTATGGAAAGAGAAGGGACGACGTGTTGTTGTGACTGAAGGAGAGATAGACGCAATGTCAGTTAGTCAGGCAATGGACAACAGATACCCAGTCGTCAGTGTACCGAACGGAGCAAGTGCTGCAAAGAAACACGTGGCACAAGCTATCGATTGGTTAGAGTCTTTCGACAAGGTGATCTTCTGTTTCGACATGGACGACGTGGGTCGTAAGGGAGCGAGTGAATGTGCAGCATTGTTAACACCGGGTAAAGCACACATCGCAGAGCTACCACTAAAGGACCCGTCTGATATGATCACAGCGTACAAGTCGAAGGAGTTGGTGTCGTGCTTGTATGAAGCAGTTGAGTACAGACCTGACGGAATCGTAAACGGTAAGGACTTGTGGGAGTTGGTAAGTAATACTGACGAACATAAAGCAGTACCGTATCCGTACTATAGTTTAAATGAGTTAACCCACGGCATGAGACTAGGAGAATTAGTTACGGTATGCGCGGGTAGTGGAATAGGAAAGTCTCTGTTCTGTCGTGAGGTTGCTCATCACCTGCTGAATCTTGGCGAGACGGTAGGTTATATAGCACTGGAGGAATCCGTCAGGCGTACAGCTCTTGGTATCATGGGTATTCATCTGAACAAACCATTACACCTTGAAGACGAACAGCTAGACACGGAAGCATTGCGTCCTGCGTTTGAAGAGACGGTAGGTAATGGAAAGTTCTACACCTACGATCACTTCGGAAGTATGGACAGTGACAACTTGCTGGGTAAGATACGATACCTGATAAAAGGATTCGATTGTAAATGGATATTCCTAGATCACCTAAGCATTGTTGTCAGTGGTATAGCAGGAGATGACGAACGACGATTGATTGATAACACGATGACCAAGCTACGTAGTCTTGTTGAAGAGACAGGGTGTGGCATGGTGTTGGTCAGTCACTTGAAGCGAGTGGATAGTGGTCACGAAGAAGGAGGACGAGTAAGTCTACACCATCTGAGGGGCAGTCAAGCTATAGCACAGCTATCGGACATGGTCATCGGATTGGAACGAAACCAACAAGCTGAGACTACATCTAATGAGACACGTGTTCGTGTGTTAAAGAATAGATTCAGCGGACAGACAGGACATTGTACCACACTTAATTACGACACAGAAACCGGACGATACACAGAAGATAAGAACGTCTTCGAAGATACAACAACTAACAACCCATTCTAATAATGAAAATGAGTGAATACCTTGAGCAAGCTAGAGATCATCAGTATAGGCTTGCTGGTTTAAGGACAAACAGGGCACGAGATAAACTTAAAGAAGTGCAAGATAGTAAGTTGAAACGTATGTCTTTAAAACCTGATATACAAAAATTAACAGACGCACAGCGAAAAAGTAGATTTCTATCTTTATACAAACTTGCACACGGTTGTTGTGTGTGTGGTTACAATGAGGATGCTTTAAGTTTAGACTTAGATCATGTTAATCCATCAGATAAAAAATATTCTATAGGAGATTTAAGAAAAAAGAGTTGGGATATTTTGTTTAAGGAGATAGCCAAGTGCCAAGTTCTTTGTGCTATTTGTCACAGATTAAAAACCGAGGAAGAAAGATTACTTGCAGAAATACTAGATTAAACAATTATGAAAACACTATTCTTTGATATAGAAACAAATGCGATAGAGGACTGGTCGAACTTGTCTGACTTGAAGACTGTTCACTGTCTATCTATCTACGATCCTACCACACCTAAGATGATAACGTATCACGGTGCTGGTATTAAGAACGGACTAATGGAGTTAGCTAAAGCAGAACGGATAGTAGGACACAACGTCATCGGCTTTGATCTACCTGCTCTATCTAAGATGTACAACTTCCATCCACCTCTTGTTAAAGTATTGGACACGATGGTCATGGCTAAGTGTATAGTATCTGATGTCCGCAACGACGACTTCTTACGAAAGAACTTCGATAAAAGTTTAGTGGGTAGTCACTCGTTGAAAGCGTGGGGACTGAGACTGAACAAACTAACTAAGCTGACGTACGGTGAGGAAGACGGAGCGTTCGATAGTTACAACGAGGAGATGAGGAAGTACTGCGAACGTGACACAATTGTAACACAAATCCTGTTTGACTATCTGATGATGGGTAACCCAAGTGGTGAGATGTTAGCGATTGAACATTGGTTTGCGTTTCTGATGAGACTACAAGAGAAGAAAGGCTTTGCGTTTGATATAGAGAAAGCAGAGAAGTTAGAGCTGAAGCTTGCCAGTAAACGTGCTGAGTTATTAGACAGACTACAGAAAGAGTTCCCATCTAAAACGGAAGAGATG